TAGAGATTCGAATTCTTCATTGACTTTTTTCATTGAACTTCCTGAGGTTGGAACATTAGGTTCTTTCTGTGGTTCTTTTTCAACCTCAACTAGTTTATCGTGTACAGAACGATGCGTTACTGTGCCATTTTGACCATATCTACCAAAACCATAATACTTCAGACCCATCTTACGAGCTTCTTCTGCGGCACCTGAATCTGGATGTGGTGTTTGTTCTGCACCATCTTTTGGTATTGATGATGTATCTTTCTTTTGTAACTCCATTGCAACCCATGCATCAGCAACTGAATTTTTAGGTGGTGTAGATACAAAATCTTTTATCTTTGCAAACATCTCAAGCATCTCATCTTTTTTAGCCTTGACTACTTCAGGTGCAGCTTTTCTTAAATCTTCAGAGTTATCAAACTCCATGTAATTATCACCAAACATCTTTGCAAATTCTGGTCTACCTGCTTGAACACCATCCCATTTTTCTTTGCGAATGTTTTCTGGTACTGTACGACCACCACGTTGACCACGGTCTATATTTCTTTGTTTAGAAACTTCATCGGCAGTATTAACTAGAACCATTGAAGATTCATAACCAACACTCTCTAATTCTTTTTTAATCTTTGCAATCTTTTCAACATCATCACCAGTGCCATTGATAATCAAACCATTACGACCTAGAATTGCAAGTCGTTGACGCAACTCAGTAATGTTTTTTGCTTTGCCACGAACAATGTTACGCACTTCTTCTTCTGATGCAGGCATAGTCTTATCAAGACCTTTTTTGTCCATTAGATACTCAAGTGCCTTATCTGAATTCATTTCGGTCATTCCATGACCTGCAAGTGTATTGTCAAGCACATAGTCTTTACCAGAACCAGGGCCACCTGCTAGAAATACTGCTTTGAAAATGGCCTTGTCGTGTACACCTTCAATCAAAAGAGATTCAAATTCTTCATTGATACTCTCTTTGATTTGCATACCCTTACGAACATCGTTGTACATTTCTTTTGCGTGATGTTCTGGTACATGTTTAGGAATACCTTTTTTGAATTCTTTGAAATTACCAGAAGAGGCATGGCCACGCATTTTAGATGCAGACATACCGGCAGTACCTTCGGCATCAGGATCTCTTTGACCTGCACTATGTACTGTTATCTTTTTGAAATTGAATAATGCACCCTCATGTGTACCATTGTACTGTGCAAGTTTCTTTTTGTATTCCGCAACACGGTCAGAACCAGCAACCATATGTAAATGTGTTACACCTTTTTTGTGTAATTCGGCTGCATGGGAAAGAAATGTGGGTGACTCTTTACTGGATGTAGAGAGGTTTGTATCTGGAAAGAATCTTTTTGCGTGTTTGAGTTTATCAGCAGAAGATAGTGGATTCTTGTCTTTATCTTGTGTGTGGGATAGAACTACGCTGTGACTGCCACCAACAGATTTGGCAACATCTTTGACTTTGTTTACGAGAACTTCATGACCTGTGGTCGGAGGCGACATGCGGCCAAACGCCATGACATGATGCACCTCTTTGTTTTCGCTAATAAATTCTCTAAATTTCATTCTCCGCCTCTACAGCAGTTGATTAATGGTCTATTTAGTATTTATTGCTATTCTGCTACTATAAATGCGTTGCCATAAGGATGTGGTACTGTCCAGTTTTCTTTAAGATGACCAAATTCATAGTCAAAGTATTTGATTTTGAAACCAGCCTCAACAATGGTTGTCAACCACCATTCTTCGGGTTCTTTTGTCACATGGGTAATATCCATCTCATATTCACGGATGCGATACCGTGTGCCATCACCCAATGGAACAGCAACAAAAATTGTTTTGCATCTACGGCGTAGTTCTGCAAGCACACCTGGAATCAATTCTTTTGGAATATGTTCCAATACATCTTTTGCAATAATCAAGTCCCATCCGCCTTTGATATCTTCAGCAGTTTCAACTACTGTGAGATAATCTTTCACTCTTGGATGACAATTCTTTACCGCATAATCTGATACATCAACACCATATGCTTCTTTACCTAAAAGTCTTAATGCATAGACCATAAAGCCTTTTGCACAACCATAATCTAATACTGTAGTGAAAGGAATATTGTTAATGATAGATGATGCCTCACGAATACTTCTCTCAGGCATCCATCGATAGTTTTCGTAGGCACTTACTCGGCTACGAACACCATCTTCAAAGTATTTCTCATCAAATATTGTTGATAGATTTTTAGTTAGGTCTGGTGTTTTGGGCATTAAATCCCAACCACCTTTAATTTCAGGCGAATTCATTATGTCTAGTCTCCGTTACTACATCGTCAATTAATTCATTTTGGTATGCATACTTGCAGAATGAACAAGCATGATGACGGCGACTTACGCCTGCACCACCCACTTGTGAATTATAAAAATCTGTAATACCGGCAATATCAGAAATCTTAAATTCTTCATTTACTGCATAGTTGTTCTCAGGTGCCAATTCAGCAGAAGGACAAACATATACATTACCATCTGTAAACACACAAGGTTTAACCATGTGCATATAACAGTTATCATTTCTTCGTACACCTTTGAAGTTAAAATCTGACAAGAAAGCATACTTCAACTTGCCATTCTTTTCTTCGTGTATGGCAATCAATTCACCAATTTTAAGAATGTCTTTCTGTACTTCTTCAACAGATTTAATTGCATTAAAGGCAATTCTGCATGGGATTTTCTTTTCTTCAATCCATACCAACATCTTCATAAAGTTTTCTTCTTTATATGAATTTGATGCAAGTTTCTTGGCCTTTGTATCAGTCCACTCACCTGTAATATTTGGATTAGTAGAGGTCTCTGTTGCACCGTCCCAAACATATGCGGCTGAGATTTCAATATCTAAACCTTCGAACACTTCAAGGTGATATTCATATGGTTCTTTTTCGTCCCATGAATACATGCCAAGGCGAACCCATGATAACATATGCCAGTTCTTAACTCTTTTTAGTAGAGAACCGTTTGTGCAAATACCAATTTTGAGTCCACGATTGTATGCATGTTCAATCGCCTTGTCTAACTGTGGGTGCAATGTTGGTTCGCCACCGCCTGTAAACTCCATACCTAGAACACCAAGGTCTGCGAATTGGTCAATTGCAGATTTCATTTGGTCAAGCGTCAACATCTCTTTCATTGTCCGATTGGCAAAACAACAGAATGAACAAGTTAGATTACATGGGTTTGCAGGTGACATATGAAACATCACAGGTTTTGGTCTTTCACCATTTTGAATCAACTGTAGTCTATCCATGTGTTTCAATAACTTCACATGGTTACTGGTGTAACTACGACCTTGTACCTTGTCTTCAGGAATAGTTTTTTTCTTTTTCATTATCGCATTAGCATTAATAATTTCCATAATTATACCTTAAATGTAAATTCATATTCAGTTTGCGGTTCTCTATAAGCACCGACTTCTTCATTATATCTATCTTTCATAAATTTTGGATAAACCTCACTTAGTATTTTTTCCATCTCAGCAAAGGCTGCAAGTTTGTCATAGTAACTAGGTCTGTTAGGATGATACATTGATACTTCATGCATCACTCCTGCTCTTTGTTTTGTAATCGGTGAAAGAATAACATCAAATCCCCATCCACTCTTAACTTCATGGTAATTCCAGAAATCTAACAGAATAGGTATTAATGATGAATGAAAGAAATTACCCATACCTTCATTGAAGTTTGTTAGACTGTAACTGTAACCAGGAACTTGATGAAGAATTCGGTGTGTAGATTCTGAGCCTGCAATAGTAGACATTTGAAACATTTTTATATCTTTTTTTGTTGCAATTTCTAATGCACGATTCACACTTTGAATATCAGTAACTAAGTCATCGTCCCAAAATCCAATGTAATCATAATCTTTGTAATCAAATGTATCAAGAAAATGTTTTGCCAAGTCCCATTTGAAACCAGTATCTCTAATCAATGTATCATATGTGTTCGGTTCAATATCAAAGTCTTTGTATTGATATACAACTGTTTCATAGTTTCTTTTGATACCATCTGTTTTGCGCCAATGATTATCTCTATCATACGCATCATGGTAGTTAAGTGGAATGCCAACAGGGCAGAAAATTACGTTATTCATATTTTGGACCACCCATACTAAAATATCTATTTTTGGATTCTTCAATTATAGATTTATCAATTTGAAATGGTGTTTCATTAACAACTTCACCATCAAAATTTTCATTAATAAAAAACATACTATTCTTTCTAACTAAATTATCTTCACCAGTTTTTGTTATTTCTTCTGAGTCTTCAATCAAATATTTTAATCCATACTCTTTGAGTTTATCAATCCAAAAATCTTTTGTTTGTTCATTGACATGATGATGACCACCTTGACCGGGTGGTGCAGCTGATACAAAAGCATATTTAGCATTTTTAAATAAACACAAAAAATTATCCATATGAATTGCATCAACATGTTCAAAAAATTCTGTTGAATAAATCAAATCAAATTTTTTATCTAAGTTTATTTTACCTGTTGTGAAGTCATGCACTAATACATATTCTTTTTTGTCTAATCCAAAATCACCATCTATTCCAATGGAATAAATTCCTTTATGATTTGCATATTCAACCATTCCAGCAGGTCCACAACCAATATCTAACATTGATTTAATATTATACTTATCTACAATATATTGAAATGTTGGTATCAACATTGCGGTGAACCCTAAATGTCCACCAAGATGGTCTGGTATCATGCGTATTTTTTCTCAATCAATTCTTTCCATTGTGGTACTCTATCATACTGATGTACCAATACAAATGGTTTGCCATCACTTGTACATACTGTATTATCTACTAAAATTGGTGACTTTTCAACCAGCCTGCTGCCATATTTGCCTGCGACCTGTGGACCAGTTGTTCCTAGTTGTGCAGCCCAACCTTCTTCAGAGGCAGTAAATCTTGTAATGTCTCTATATGGTTTCATATTCAACAATACATTCAATGCGGCTTGGTCTGGTCCACCACCACCTTCTATATGATGTGAAGTGCCATTACAAATCATATAGAGATTCAAAAACAAATCAAGCATGGTATCAAACTTGCCAGAGATTGTGCCTGCATTATAAACCAATCTGTCTTTGTTGTGGTCGTGAATCAACGGACCAAAAGATTTCATAAGATTGTGACTGCCCCAATCTTCATCTTTGTATTTGATTGATTCACATGCAACATTAATTTGTGCTTCATTCATGTTCTCTTCCAACCAAGTAGAAGGATTGGATTGAAAGATTACATCTTTAACATCTGTTGTGAGAATGTAACGATACTTACCTTCATATTGTTTCAGTAAATACCATAGATGCAGAAACCTCTCAACTACAATTGAGAAGTCATCTCTGTATACAAATCTTTTATTTTCTTCATCCTTTTTGAAAGCAAGGATGGTGTAATTTCGTTTCACCAATTTTTCAACTGTTTCATATGAAACATTATAACAGAGCATGGCCTTTGTGCCTGTGAAACCACTTCTATCTAATGAGTTCACCCATGGTTTAATTTTGTCAAAATCATATCCAGTAATACTACCAATCACTATATCATTCATAATAACTCCAATCAATTAATAATCTTTAAATCTCTTTATCTTACGGCCTTGTCCAGGTGTGTCATTCTTATATGTATTCGCCAATGTATCTGTACCATCTTGTCCTGCACCCGCCTTTGGTAATATGTCAGGATTAACACTTTCTTTGTGATGTGTCGGTTGTTTTAGTTGAGAAAACTCACGCCTCGCATGTTGTAAATCTTTTACATGATGTGTTGATACAACTGCTTTTTTTCTTTTGTCAATTTTTTTCCACATTACTTCTGCTTGGTCATTTTTAATATTTTGTATTTGACCAATTTGCCATTGATTATCTGGATGTCTTACCCAATCACCATGATAAACCGCTTCTGTCACACTTTTATGTAATTTCATACCAGTAACATCCTGTACAATTTTCCATGCATCATTGTGTCTTTTGTTTTTAACATGGTCATCAAACTTTTTCTTTTGTTCTGGTGTTGCTTTATTTTTAAACTTAATCAACTCCATAATACCAATGTTACCTGCATATGCGGCTTCTTTTAATATTTTTCTGTTTGATACTACTCTAATTACTGCGTTTGACATTTTATCCTCTTGTCAATGTAAGAATCTTTTGTATTTGAGATTCTAGAATTGGTTTACGATTAGGCCAATTGATGTATGGTTTGTCTGCCGTCTTTAAAAGATTAGATAAAAAAGGCATAATAAGTTTTTCTACTTGTATCAATCTTGCTTTGTATTCTTCAACTGTTTCATCTTTTTCGGCAATGACTGCATTGTATTCTTCTTCTGATACCGCAGAGAAACCAAAATCGTTATCACCATATTCTGCTAGAATTTTATTTATATCATATGCCATCATTTACTCCAGTTTTTCTGTGCAGTAAAATTCAGGTGAGAGAATTCAAGCCTATCAACTAACTTAACTGCATTACCTGTCAACCTATCAACTGCAACAAAACCTTCGGGATTTGTCACTTTGAAACCGTCTTCTGTTTGAACAAAGGTACTGGTAACTTGTTTCATCTGTTGCAACTTTTTAATAATCATATTCTTGGCATCAACCATGCCATTTTGCATATCAAATACATTTTTCAAATCATTTGCAGCACCACGGAGAGTTCGCATGATTTCATTCTTAATCATTGTTTTATCTCTCTTTGTTTTCTCCATCTTTGCAGAAACAATATCTTTGTTTAGTTTTTCTTCAACCCACTTTAGCAATTCTCTTGTGTGAGCGGCCGTATTAGTAATTTTTTGGCCTTCACGCACTTTGGTATTGTTGAATGTCTTAATGTATTCTCTAACTGTATCATTACCAGAAATTCTACCAATAGACATTGAACTTGTTTGTTTGAATAATGAACCAACAGAAGAAAGAATAGAAGTTATTTGTTTTGTTTCTTCTTCTGTGAATGATGCAGTACCAGATGCATCGGTAAAATATGCATCACGAAACCAAACATCTTTAGTTGGTGTAAGATTTCTGATATCAATGTTAAATGATGCCTTCATATCTGCAAATGTTCTACCTGTATATGAAGTATGAAACACAACACCCATTTGTGCAGCCTGCATTGTCTTTGCAAGTTTAGAATCAGAAGGCACAGCATAGATTAATGTGTTTGGTTGAAATGTAATATAACTTTCACCATCAAGTGTTTTCTCAGAGAGGTCACCTTTTGCAAACATCATGTCACCTTGCAATACACCTTTGATACCAAGTTTTGGAAGATATCGTAGAGCAACTTTAAGTTTTGCATTAAGACCTTCACCTGGATGATTCTTATCAATGTCTGCATCGGTATAATTTAACTTTGCATTTGCATTGAATACACCTTTTGTGCCAACAAAGAATTTACCATTGTCTGGATTGATACCACAAAAGATTGCAGGTGAACCATCCCACTTTGTTGTGGTGTTTACTTTTGACGATGAATGACCTGCAAGCATATCTCGGAGAGATTGTAGAAAGTTAATTGCATCACGACCACCTTGAACACCACGATTTAGAATTTCATCTTCAAGGTGTTCATTACTCAAGATGTAAATTTTTGCCGCTTTTTTCTTCAGCTAAAATTACATCTTGAGAGCCCTCCATAGTAAAGTTTTTAAAATTAAACATATGTTATTTTTATCCTTCTTTTTTTGCTTCTGTTAAGTATTGTGTGAAGTTCATTTTACGATATCTTTATGAATGGACCAAAAGTATCATAACCTCTTATGTTTTTCTTTTGTGCTAAATATGACATATCTGTTATCATGCCTTTCATCTGTTTTTCTTCAATAGTCAATAAG